CAGCTTCTACCGATGACCGCTCGAACATCACAACCAGCCATTACACGGCGGGTCTGACGCTCTTCAACCATGCTTATGGCACTGGTTGCGTCTCCAACCCTGAGTCTGCGGCCACAGCCACCTATCAGGGTCTCATCGCTCACGCCAATACCTACAACCGAATCGCTTTGGTTCATCCAGCTGCTTCACAGACCGTGGCGCAGATGGAAACATTTGGCGAAACTATTACTGCTTCCGAAACGAACACCGAGCACGCAGCCTGCTACTACCCGTGGATCAACGTACCGACTTCAACTGCCGGTGTAACTCGTTTGATTCCGCCTGATGGCTATGTTGCAGCCGCTCGGGCACGGGCCCACAATCAGATTGGTCCACAACAGGCTCCTGCTGGTCTCATTTCGAACGCTCGCTGGGTCGTATCCACCGAAACAGAAATTGACCAGGTTTCAGGAGACACGTTGGACGTTGCCTTGGTTAACGCTCTCCGGGTGATCAACGGCGCGCTTCGCATTTATGGAGCCCGCTCGATGTCCGGCGATACGAGCAACTTCCGTTACATCACGGGCCAGGACACGGTCAATGGAGTTGTGACTCAGGCCAATGTCGCTCTCGAAGATCTCATCTTCGCAACGATTGACGGTCGGAACACTATCTTCACAAGCGTTGAGGCCAAGCTGGTTGCGATTCTGGAGCCGCTCCGCCTCAAGGGCGCTCTCTACGAAGCCTTTGACGCCAATGGCAAGCAAATTGACAAGGGTTATACCGTAGTTTGCAATAGCTCGATCAACCCTGTCACCCAGCTTGCTGACGGTCTTGTCAAGGCAAAGGTCGGAATCAGGGTGTCAAGTGTCGGCGACAAAATCGAAGTCGACATCGTCAAATCCAACCTGACGAACTCAGTGGTATAGGGAGGGCTAACAAATGGCCAAGGTTTCACAACGACAGGTACTTGCAGACATTGCACCAGTGGACACGAACCACCCCAAGTGGGAACAGTTCAAGTTCGCTCAGATGTCTGGTGGGGAAATCACGGCTGCCGTCGAGAAGATTTACGAAGGTGGGGACAAGTTCCCGAAGGTGCTATGCGCCCCCTACGAGATCGGCGACATGACCCTCACCGCTCACTACGACGACGACACCACACCAAGCGATCAGGGTGCCGGTATCGCACTCAAGATCAAACAGCTTCGTGACAAGGTCGGACAGGCGTATTACAACATCAATGTCCGAACTTACGATTGCGACATCGTCGTCAAGAACTTGGATCGCGTGTACAACGACGCTTTGCTTGTTGGCATGACGGAGGCTGAAGGCGACGCTTCTTCTGGCGCTCCGGCCACATTTGCCCTAACTTTCGCCATCCAGGGCGTTACCGGCGGCGGAGATATCGCTTAAACTTCTCATCTTCTAGCATTGATTCCCCACTGAGGGATTAGTGCGTGATAGTGTACGCCTTATGAGCGACCCATTGTACGACGGTGATGAGGGCTCTGAGCCCGAGACTAAAACCCCGACCAAAGCTAAGGCTGTCTCGGGATCCCTACCTGTTGAGGAGACAAACCTCGATCGGCTGAAAGCTTTGATCTCTCAGAAGGTCGAACGCGACGTTGTCCTGCTTGAAGTACCGGACAGGAAAGACGTGTACCTCAGGATCAGCCCGAATATTTCCCAGGCCCAGATGAAGGCTTGGCGTAAAAACGCTGGCGAGGAGACCAAACACGGTCTCGATGCCATCAAGTTTGCCTGCCAAGTGGTTGGCCAGACTTGTGTTGGTGTCCAGATCGATGGAGAAGAGGTCTTCGACGAAGGAGGCAACTCTCTCAACTTTGCCGCTCCCGAAATTCTCAGTATGACTGGGACAACCCGGCCCGTGCCCGATGCTGTTAAGGCATTTTTTGGAACGGATCCGCATGTGGAGGGGGCAGCATTGGCAATTCTAGAAGCCGCTGGCTATGGTGACACCATTGAGACGGTGGACCCTACGAACTAGCGTTCGATGAGTTAATCACTCAGAACACGCTAGTCAACGCCGCACGCCTTTCCGAAGTCTTCCATACTAGTCCCTTACTACTACTAGATTGTAGTGATGATGAATGGTTGATTCTCATGGCCTGTGCTAAAGTTATAGAGCAGGATCGTGAAGAAATGGAGCGCGAAAGGCAGCTGAATTCTGGCTCTTAGCGTTACATAGGCCAATCTTAGGTAAGGGTGGCACCGTATGGCCAATACCGAACTCAAGGTTGACGTAGATGTAACCGGTGATCAGCAGCTAGGCCGACTTGAGCGGAGACTCTATCGGGTCAACGCTGCCGTAAAAGCCCTTGGGGCTTCTTCTGGCAATATCGGCAGCAAGTACTCCAAAGCTCTCAATGACCATCTCACTAAAACTGATGGCCGTTGGAAAAAGCACTTCGATGATATCGATGCTCTGATCAAGAAGTTCGGTACCGCTACTCTGGGTGGCCTCAAACTTGCCTTGAAGGCTGCCGGTGCGGAATTCGCCTTGATGGCTGTTTCCATGGTGGCTATTCATGGCCTGTTCAAGATCGGTCATGGTCTCATGAAAACGTATACGGGCGCACTGAATGTGCTGTCCGGTGCTGCTGCGGGGGCCACGATTGCCCTTGCGGGCGTGGCTGCAGCGATGCGTGAGCAGCAGGCTGCAATGTTTTCCTATAGGGGCAACGCCATGGGCGGTTACGACAAGTTTGTCACCGGTCTGAACAAGGTTCGGGTGGTGATGCGGGGTCTGCACCGCGACCAGGGCATGCTTGCCGCTGGAGCAGCGAACCTCGACGCGGCCTTTTCTACCGTTTCCAGAACTTCTCAATGGAACCGTGGCTCTCAAAACATGTTGCGCGGTTTGATGGACTTTGCTTCCACAGGTGACCTCAAAACTGGAATGACAAACGCTGGCGAACTCATTGCCGCCCTTCAGGACCCCAAGAAGGGCATGAGCGAAATTCGTAAGGTTGCCCAGAAGATGGGCAAGCCTATGGAGGACGCCCTGAAGGAAGTTGCCAAGACTGTCAGAACTCGTGAGGACTTGATTGCTGCCATTACGAGTGGAGCATTGGCTGAAGCGGGAGGGGTTAGTGGTCAGTGGGGTTCTGTTAGCCAAACACTGATTAGCCAATTCAAACTTGCTGCGACCACCATCAAGCAAGACTTTGCCGACCTCGGTCAAGAATTCTTGAAGCCGCTCAAAGAAGCGCTCTCCGACATGGTCCACACATTCCGTGGTGGGATGACCCAGGTATGGCGACCACTCGTCGAATTCGGCAGGGGGCCGTTCCTCAGCGCGCTCACAGGCTTTGCCGAGAAGACCACGGAGATGTTCGTCAGCTTCATTCGTCGCGGCCCGGAAGTTGAAGGCATGTTCAAGCGAATGGGTGACCGTTGGAAGGGGTTTGTCGACGGTTGGAATAACGTCTTGGATCGCCTGCGTCCTCTTATCGACGGAGCCAGGGTCCTGGAGGAGATGTTCGGCAACATCTTCGGTGAAATCGGCAGGTACATTCGCGAATCCTTCGGCACCTTCAATGACATGCTGCAGGAAAATGAGGCCGAGGTCTCTAAGTTCGGCACCCGTCTCGGAGAGCTGTTCGCAGCATTTGGTAGGTTTCAGAATGAGCTGAAAGAACTATTCTTCAAAGCCCTGCCCTACATCAACAAAGTTTTGTCAGGTGTCAGGACGATCGTTGATCTACTGACGACCGTGATGCGCTCCGCTGGCGGGATGCTGGGGGGCATAGGAGATGGCGTCGGCGCTTACGGCCTGCTGGCTAGCGCGATGGTCATTTTGAGAAGGCTCAAGAATTGGGCTGGCGGATTCCTGCTCCAAAGGCAGACCCAGACAATGAACGTAAACGCTGGCACTGTCAATATTGGCGGTGCAGGCGGGGTAACTGGTGTCACTGCAGGCGGGCAACTCACTCCCCTCAATGAACAGGGTCGAGCGGCAATGGATACCAAAGGCATGCGGTCGATGACCAAAGCTCAGCAGGCGTCGACACGGGAACTTCAGTGGGTCGCTTCTGGT